ATTAGCAACGGAATAATCTTGTAAAAAGCAACTGCTTAATGCAATTAGCAATAGGGTGGCCCAAACTCTGCGCCTCCCGAGCCTAGCCGATGGCGGCTCAGCTTTTCGATTTAAGATCGAACGCTTTTTGTTCAGGGTAGCATGCCCTGTCAAATCAATCAGCATAACCGCAGGTCATACGGCAAGTCACAATTCGTAAATCATCAGTGTCAATCCAAGTCTCATCCCAACCACCAGTCATATTGACATCCAACCTATGTATTGTGCATCAGGATTATCTATAAGCCACTGTGCACGTAATGCGTTTTGTTTAGCCCAATCCTCAGCTGTAGCCTCAGCCATTCTTACCCCATCCGCTACCTTTAAATATGAGACCAGGTGCGCTGTACATCCTTGACATTTGCAAATTACATTTAGGGCAACTCATTGGACCAATATCATCATCATAAGATTTATGTATTGATCCATAGGTGCCGCATTCATTACAGCTGTATTCATAAGTTGGCATTACTTTGCTCCAATCAAAGCACAAGTGTGGCAGTCATTTCCTAAAAATTGCCAACTACCACACTGCGTGCATCTAGATACACTATCGTCAGGTAAACCTATTGCTTCTGCAATATTCTTAACCCCGACAGCGCCACAATCCATACACTGATAAGCCTTAAATCCTTCAGGCATATCTAACTGATCGAGCCATAGAAACTCGGTCTTGCGTTTACAACCATTACATTTGAATTGTGGGTGCATCATGGTAATATCCTTACTGCCTACAGTGGCACTGAGTACAAACTAAGAAATTACCAGAATGTATCAGCCTGTCATCATTACAAGCTACACAAACATCACTAGATGGTACAAACTTTACCTGGTCGTTCTCTATGCGCTCCAGGTAAGGTCCGCCTCTAAGAATTTCTACATATCCCATTTACTCACCCCCCTCGCTATCACTAGGGAAGAAGAATGAACCCGCAGCTGTAATCTTCGCCCAACGTGCTTCACACTGGTCAGGTTTGGCAGCACTGCACACGTAACCATGATAAGGCTTACCAGTTTTTGCTGTGCCTTCTTTAAGAATCATCATGCCATGTTTGCATTCTTGCGGTTTAGGATCAACCGGTATTGCTTTTATTACATCGCCAACACTCCATACAGTTGGCTTATCTTCTGCGAATGATTGACGTAGCACATCTTCTACAGCTCTAGCCCTTGTGCCTGGTGGTGAATAACTTGCAACCTTTGTCATTTCTTCTCGGCTAGCCCTTTTGCCCTTAGCTGCATAACCTGCATTTGCAAGCGCTCTGCCGATCGCTGAAGTCTCAGCATTCTCCAATGCAGAAGTTGAATTGACACCCCGATCAGACACGCTCTCACTAGCAAGCCCAGTCGCCCACGGCTTTGCATCGGCTTCTGTCTTAAATAATTCAGCACTAATAATGTATCTAGTGTCTGTGGCCTGCTCAATCTTTGTGAATACTCTTCCATCTGGATACTCCTTCCAAAACTTTTCTAGTCGGCTCTCGACTGTTTCGTAATCTTGTAAATTAAATGCCATCTTTCCACACTCCATCCTCATCTTGCATCGCTTCAGTTATTGTTTTAGCGATAGCGATGTATCCAAGCGCATCGGTGTAATTGTCATCGACTCGTGGATCTTCAGCTTGTCTGCTGATTTTGACCAGGCACATACATATTGCAACCTCATTTGGTTGTATTGGATAGCCAAGGTAAGCTGACCAGAGTTCGGCAATTCGCTTATGGTTTCCGATTGGGTGGCCATAATCAGCACCTCTACTATGCAAGGTATCGATGACTTGTTCAAACAGCTTCTCAGTTCTTGTCATAGTCAAATACCTCATCGGTTTTAACTTTGTTTTCGATCATACGGCGGTGCATATTCCAACCATCACGGCGACCTAAGTAGTAATAACGTGCTTCAGCATTTTCTTTATTAACGTGTATGTACCAGCTGATGCCTATTAAACCAAGCATCCCATAACACACTGCGTAAAATACATCTACAGTAATCATATAGCCCTATCTATGCTCACATATTTTGTGGCATGGCAATAGTGTTGCACCTGTGTATGACTTTGTGGATTATTTAGGGCGTAGTTTGTATAACAATTAGGTAACGATGTTACCCGTAATACCTGCCCAGTGCTGTGAATGAGCCATCCTTATTGATCGGCACTAACGTGGGTGTTAGTGTCTTTCCAACGGCTTCTAGTATACCAATACCCATCTGCCAATTAGCGCTTCCATAGCGTAAATAAGAGGCTTTCTTTCTATCCATAAGATTGCCTACCTCGAGCCCGTATAAAGCCCTGTAATGGCTTCCTACGCCCTCTGCATAGGCACTCATGCCTAGTCTATGGGTGTGGCCACACAATACAGATTTACCCCATTTTTTAGCCAGGTTAAGGGCTGTGATACCGGCGTGCTGAGACATGTTTCCTTCATCGCCATGGGCCAGCATCCACCCTGGGTGAAACTCATAAGCGGTGCGATGGTATTCCATGCCCATATCTTTAAATCCCATAAATGCTGGGTATTGTAATTCAGGTAAGCTGATTAAACCAGGCACCTTAAGCAAAGTGTTATATAAGCGATCAGTATGATTACTACGGATAATATGACACTCTCGGCTGTACTCACTGAGATCCCACAATATCGACTTAGTAAGTTCCCGATCATCGTGAATGGTTTGCCGATAAGCCAGAGGTGTGCCTTCAGCCCATTTACTAATCGTGTTAAAGTCAATTTCATCCCCAACCACCAATACTGAATCAAACTTTTCCCGCCTTGCTAACTTAATTACATTCTTTACAGCTGCTTCATGATGAAACGGCACTTGTAAATCACTAATAACTAAGTAGCGCTTAATCGTCATCCTCGTCTGGAGTAGGGATAGTTGGGATAATGCCATTGTCGCCTACTACCCAATCGGGCATAGATGATGGACTATCCATTAAATACAGACATACAGATTCTGAGAATCCAGCCTTACGTGCAGCTTTAAACATCTCATGCTTAGCAATATAAAAGACTTCTAACTTAGATAAAGGGTCGGGCGATTTACGTACCACACGCCTGTTAATCTTCTTTCGTTTACGAGTGCTAGCCATATTAAAATTATGACTTACTAATTAAGATAAAGAGATCATCGACACGCTTCTCTAATCGTGTTAGTTGATCCTTCATACTAGCGCCACCATTAGGTCGCAACTCGTTTAACCAGTTTTTAACTAAAAAACGTAATCCTACTAGCCCGCCTGATAGCACGGCCATAACGCCAGCGCCAAAGCCAGCCCATTCTGTAGGTGTCATGCTTCATTAGCACCGATGCCATAAGCACTGTCGGATTTATCTAAAGCCCTAGCTGCTGGACCTGCTAGCGCTGCAACAATCACAGACACAGCAGGATCTAAACCTAATTCATTACTTGCTAAAAATGTTAATAGAGATACAAGCACACCTCTAAAGTATGATTTTAGTATTGCTTTTTGCTTCTTGCTTATCTTCATATTTTGCCCCCTATTAGTGGTATATCAAACGGCGTGCCATTTAGATCGCCTAGCGTTGTAAAGCTGATATGGATATGACGCTTGTGCGGGTTAATGCCTTTGTACTTACGCCATTTCCAATTTAATATCTTCGAGCATATTCGCCTGTTAAAGATGACGTATGATATGCGTGGATCCGATTTGGCTGCGACTCTGATCTGGTCAGCCAGATAAGGTGCGAGGCTGTCGGATGACTCCAACCAAGAATCAATATCAATTGCTCGTACATATCCGAACTTGTCTGGATTATGATCTGATTTTCTGGCGGAGTGACGGCTATCGCCCACCCACCCATCACTGGCAGTACGCCTATTCGGAAACCACGTATCAACTTGATCTCTTAACTGCACACCAGCTGCACATAATTTAGGTTTCATCGGCACAATTCCTCAAGATTATGCTAACAGTAATTTAGCCTCGTCAGCAGTTATGCCTAAACGCTCAAGTAGTTCAGCCTTAGCAGTTGCCTTTGCTGCGGCTTCGGCTTCCCTTGCTGCCAATTTTTCTGCTCTTGCTTTAAAATAAGCAATTTCATCTTCATTGGCTGATCGTTCAACAGATTGTTTTGTTAAGCCGTCATACTCAGTAATTGTATATTCCATCATTACTCCTTAGCGTATCCGTAAATAAAAATTGCCCCAGTGGAATTATTGTCAAATATAAAACCAATACCATCATATTGGGTTGTATTAGCCAGCATACCCGAACTGTTAAAAATTTCAGTTGTTCCGTTGCCCGCATTAGCATAAAAACCATTACTATTATATGAAGTATAAGATGCTAATTGTGGATAATACAATTCTATTGTAGCGCCGTTGTTGCCCCTATCGTTTCCACTTAAACCAAAGCCATACCACTCATCTGTTCCCAAAGCATTACTACTGGTTGAAACTGTGGTCGAATAAGCGTTTAGTCTCTGAGAGTTATATCCAGTTGTTGTTGCTGATGCACTTGCTCTCATTCTAAAACTTGCATCTGCGGCTAAATTAGATGCAACATTTTTTGCAACCACCATTATTTTGTAATTCTTGTAAGTTGATGTAAAAACATTATCACAATTAACTGCACTTGTAGTGCTAAATGCAACTTCATCAATTAAAGTTAAACCTGAACCACCAGCAGGAGTAGCCCAAGATGGTACGCCAGCCGCAACAGTCAATACTTGACCTGTTGAACCAATACC